AAGATAACTACTAAGTTGGCAAAGTCAGCTTACGAAGACTGGGTTACACAAGGTGTTAGCTTTGCAAATCATATTGCTACATGCACTTCCCGTATCTTTAACTATGCTATTGAAATGGAACAGGCTATTCTAAATCCATTCTCTAATATAAAACGTAAGTCAACTAAAAGAAGAAAGGTAGTGTGGACAGAAACTAATGTAAAAGAATTTCTGGACACAGCCTACTCTGACTTTTCCAGTAGAAATATAGGTCTTATTGTACAGATGGCATATGAATGGTGTCAGAGACTAGGAGACATGAGAACACTAGAATGGGATAATATACAGTGGGATACAAGTAGACTATGTCTAGAGCAAAGTAAACGTAGAGCCGAGGTGTTTTTACCTATTTCAGACAACTTAATTGGTATGTTAAAGGATCAGCATAAAGACTTTGGCTTTCAGAGGTATGTAGCACCCCATGTAAAGCCCATACAGGGTGTGTACGAACCCTACACCTTACAGAAACTATCTAAGAATGGAAGGGCTATCATGCGTAAGGCCAAGCTACCTGAGACACTACGTCTAATGGACTTGAGAAGGACAGGTGTTACACAAATGGTTGATGCAGGTGTACCACTGGGGCAAATTATGGCAGTAACAGGGCATACACATGTGTCTTCTGTGCAACCATACATGAAACATACCTACACAAGTGCAAATTCAGCATTGACACAGAGAACAGATAGTTTAGAATCTACGAAGTAGTAACAAAGAAAGTGATACATTATGAATGTAAATAATATTATAAATGATTTATCACTTGTAAATGGTGAGTCAAAGAGATTAGATTGTCCATCATGTAATAGAACTAATACATTTACAGTGACCAATAATATGGGAACTATATTGTATAACTGTTATAGTAATAATTGTAGTTTGTCTGGTAAGAAGAATGTGAAGCTAAGTAGTGAGGATATACGTAAGTCTATTAGTCCTACAACTACAGAGAATAGTATACCTTTTATAAAACCGGATTGTCTAGTAAAAGATAACAAAGCAATATCTATATTCTGTAAGAAATGGGATATAGACCCTGATGAACTAGGTCTGTTGTATGATGTAAAGGAAAGCCGTGTTGTATTCCCAGTGTTAGAGTCAGGTGTAATGGTAGATGCTAGTGGCAGAAGTATCACACACCGAATACCAAAGTGGAAACGATATGGTAAAAGTAGCTTGCCTTATAGCTATGGTAATGGTAGTGTAGCTGTAGTTGTTGAGGACTGTATAAGTGCTGCAATTGTAGGTAGTGATGTATATGTCGGGGTTGCTGTGTTGGGTACATCCCTATCAGAAGAACACAAGAGGTTCTTATCACAGTTCTCAACAGCCATTGTAGCTCTAGACCCCGATGCACTACCCAAGACAATACAATTTACTAAAGAACTAAGGGGCTACGTTGACACTGTAGTTGCCTTCAAACTAACTAATGATTTAAAATATAGACACCCTAACGACATTGAAAAACTAACAACACTAGGAGTAAAATATGGAATTAACATTAATACGTAGTCTAATGGATAGAGACTTCTATGATGATCACAAGGGTGCAAAGTGTCCTGACAGATTATTTAGTAAGGATGTACGTAAGATTAAAAATGCTGTAGATTTAGCTATGAAAAGATACGAGCGTACTGTTACACCTGCTGAGATTGAAGCTCTGTTTATGTCTAACAATGCTCAACTTACAACAGCACAGAAACAGGCATACACATCTCTGTTTAACCAGATTAAGAAAGAACCCTTAATGGGTAATGACATAGCACAGGAAGTTCTGTCTAAGTTATTTCAACAGGTAGTAGGTGAAGACGTAGCTAATCTAGGATTTGAAATGGTCAATGGTACTATGTCTAACCTAGAGCCTATACGTAATATACTAGAACAGTATGGGGATGACTTCACCCCTGATTTAAACATTGAATGGGATAACATGGATGTTGAGACATTGCTTGCTAAGAATGATCTTGAAGCCAGATGGACGTTTAATATACCTACACTTACACGTAAGATAGAAGGTGTGAATGAAGGACACCTGATTGAGGTAGGTGCTAGACCTAACACAGGTAAGACATCCTTCCATGCCAGTTTAGTTGCAGGGCCAAATGGTTTTGCACAGCAGGGTGCTAAGTGTATCATACTATGTAATGAAGAAGGTCCACATCGTGTAGGTGCTAGATACTTAACAGCAGCTACAGGCATGACCATGCATGAAGTAAAGGCTAACCCCAGTAAGGCAAGGGATATATACTTACCCATAAGTGATAATATTAAAGTTAAAGATTCTACAGGTAGAGACATGTCTTGGGTAGAGAGTATGTGTAAATCATACAAACCCGACATAGTTATACTAGACATGGGAGATAAGTTTTCTAAGGCAGGTGGTTATGCTAGACCAGATGAAGCACTCAAGGCTAATGCCATACATGCACGACAGATAGCTAAACAACATGGTTGTGCTATATTTTATATGTCACAGCTATCTGCTGATGCAGAGAACAAGGTTGTATTAAATCAGGCTATGATGGAAGGATCACGTACAGGTAAAGCTGCTGAAGCTGACCTAATGATCCTGATAGCTAAGAACCCACCTGTTGAAGGACAGGAAGAAGAAGATACACAAAGACATTTGAATGTAGTTAAAAATAAACTGTCGGGGTGGCATGGTATTGTACACTGTGAACTAAACTACAGAACTGCAAGGTATGAAGTATGACACAACAGGAACTATTTATAATAGAAGAACTACCAGAAGAGTATATAGAAGAAGGAATTATATGCATAAAGTGTGATGTACGTCAACCTCTCTATAACTTTCAGAGTCCTAGACCTACTATGGGTAATTCTACTGGAGAAATAAAAAGAACTTGTAAATCTTGTCATAGTGGACATAGTAAGATTATTAGAAAACTTAAAGAGGAAAACGCTTACCCAGATAAAAATTATTGTTGCCCTATATGTAGTAGGGATGTATTAGAACTTAGTCGTCACGGAAAAAGTAAACTGAGTACATGGGTTTTAGATCACTGCCATGATACCAATACCTTTCGTGGTTGGGTGTGTTCACATTGCAACACTGGATTAGGTGGTTTTAAAGATGACTTGACAATAATTAAAAAAGCTGTTAAATATTTAAAGAGGCATAAGGAGAGTTTAGATGATGCACAAACCACCAAGGATTAAGTACTACGTAGAGTATGAGATCAATGCAGAACATGATACAGAGAGTATAACTATGTTTGCTCATGGGCCACAAATGGTACGAGATATACTTGATAGTTATATTGTAGCTAAGATAGAGGAAATTGAATGAATGTTGTAACAGTTTTAGATGTAGAGAATACTACTATTAAACGTAACAATAAACTTATGCTTGATCCTTTTGAATCTGAAAATTCATTGACAATGGTAGGAATGTTAAATCACTCTGGAGAAAAGATAGTTACATTTGATCATAGTGAGCAACAACCTACTACTGAGGGTGGAAGTATTGTCCAGAACATTCTGGATGATACCCACCTCTTGGTGATGCAAAATGCCATACACGATTTAACATGGTTATGGGAATCTGGCTTTACCTATACTGGAGAGATCTTTGATACTATGCTTGGTGCTTATATAATCCAACGAGGACAGAAAGAACCATTGAGTCTGGAGTACTTAGCAGAAAGATACAACTGTGATACACAGAAGATGGGTACACTAAAGGATTACTTCAACAGAGGATATACGACCAGAGAGATACCACATGAGGAGTTGTCACAATACTTATCTGCTGACTTACATGCTACTATGGAGTTGTATGATAAGATAAATGATCAGCTTAACACACACGATACAGGCTTAGTGGATACCGTAAAACTAACCAATCAAATATGCATACATCTTGCACGTATCTATCAGAAGGGTTTTAATGTTAATCAAGAAGCACTTGAAGAAGTACGTAAAGAGTTTGAAGCTGAGAAGCAAGAGTTGTTAGCTAAGTTACAGTTGCAGGTGCATGAGCTAATGGGTGACAGACCTATTAATCTTAATAGTCCAGAGCAGTTGTCTTGGATTATCTACAGTAGAAAACCTAATGACAAACCTATGTGGGCTAACTCATTTAGTTCAAGGCTAACACCATCTGAGTTTAGATCTATTACTAAGCAGAACTCTGTTGTATTATACAAACAAAAGGCACGACAGTGTACTACATGTAGGGGTACAGGTAAGGTACGTAGAACTAAGAAGAATGGTACACCATTTGTTAAAACAAGTAAGTGCTTAGAATGTAAGTCAGAAGGGTATCTCTTTACTAATACAGATACTATAGCAGGTCTAAAGTTTGCTGCACCTAACCCCGATTGGGTAAGCGCACACGGATTTAGTACCAGTAAAGACAACCTTATAAAGCTAGAGACCAATGCTAGAGAAAGAGATTTTAAGACTGCTGTTGTATTTTTGCAACGGGTTAGAAGATTATCAGCACTAGACACATATTTATCTAGCTTTGTTGATGGTATATCTACACACATTAAATCAGATGGTATGCTACACGTTCAGTTACTACAGCACAGGACAGGTACAGGCAGGTTGTCTGGAGCTAACCCTAACATGCAGAACATGCCACGTGGTCAGACGTTTCCTGTAAAGAAAGTGTTTGTGTCACGATGGGAAGGTGGTAAAATACTTGAGGCAGATTTTGCACAGTTAGAGTTTAGAGTTGCTGCATTCCTTAGTCAGGATAAGATAGCTATACAAGAAGTGTCAACAGGATTTGATGTACACAGTTACACAGCTAAAGTTATCAGTGATGCAGGGCAGAAGATATCACGACA